TAAAATGGTTTTTACAGTCTTAGTAGAAACGTTAGATTGGTCTTTCAAGTTGTAGTATTTCAGTTCTGGGAGGTCTGCTTCTAACTCAGCCATTTGAGCATTCAAAATATTCAAGGCAGCATCATACTGGATATTAGGAACTAAAGAATTCAACGTACTCATTCCAGGCATAGAGATAACTGAATTATCAGTTACATCTATTTCAGTAGATTTACCCTTTGGGGCTGGAACAGGCCGCCCTTCTTTGTCTACCATGTTTGCACTGGCAACCCAAAGAGGTTTGTTCCAGCGGAAAAGCATTTGGTGGAGTCTAGTTGCCTGTCTGTTAGCCTCGTCTACCTTATCCAGAGAGTGTAACACACAGCTAGAACCACGCTCGTTTCCAGTGTCACGAAATTTGACGTTCACAAAAGGAACAAAATCAATTCCTAATTCAGCTAATGCACCATATTCTATAGGGTCGCCTAATTGGTCAAGTTCTACTGTAGAGCCTTGATTGTGTTGCCAAATCGAGAAATAGCCGTCTTGTTTGGTCCAGTATTCAGTATGGGTTAGATGTCTTTCATCAACCACAATAGGAACATCAATTCGAATTTCAACAATATAACCTCTATTGTCCAGTTTGAATTTAGTAACTGTGGCTGGGTCAATAATTGTGAAATAAATTTTATCGTTACCCGTATTGATTTTTAGAAAAATGTCACCATACAAAGCTAACTGACGAATTACCAAACTTTTATTGGCTTTGAAGTTGGACCATTTCAAGAATTTTTCAATAGCCTGTTTTGTAACTTCGTTTTCAGTAGATACTTTAGGATTTTGTAGAACCTTCGAAACAAAGAATTCAACACTCCGATTAACAACAGTTCGGAGTCCTTTCATGGCTTCTATTCTGGTATCTGTCAAATAGGCTTTATATTGTTCATCCCTGTATAAATCATTATTCTCATAATACTTTTTGAGTTTGGCATACAATTCTTCAAAACTCAAATCTGTATTGTCATATGGATTTTGTCTTTTCGAAAAAATACCCATTAAATCTTCTCCTTATTGTCTTGCCCTTAAGCCTTCTGCAAGGTAATTTTCGGTGTAATAAATTAGTTGAGATAAAGCGTCCGTTTGGTCAAGATAATCTGAATTTGGAAAGTGAAATACTTCTTCCTCGAAATCAAATAACCACTGATAGCCAATCTCAGGAGGAGGCATAACTACACATCCTTTTTCACACCACAGACTCGCGTTGATTGCCCTATTCTCTTTTCCACTGGTAACCTTGATAGGTGTAATCAAGCCAGACAACCATTCATCCGTTGATTGTTGAAGTGTTTGACAAATCGAAATTCCACTGGCTTTGTTTTCTATTAGCACTGCATAAAGTGTCGATTTATATTTTTCAGCAAACGCTATTACTTTTTCTTGCAATTGTGGAAATGCTAATTTATCTCTGTAAACTTCTTTGATATGGAGCCTGTAATTACCATCTAATTGACCAACAACCAGAGCAGAATAAGCAGCTTTTTCAGACTCGCTTAACGCAGTATCCCAAGAACAAAAAGTAGCTATTACTTGGTGTTCTGGGAGAATATAGCGATTGGTGAACCATTCACGCTTGAATATATTTCCAGCTATGGGCGAAGGTCTTTGTTGTAGTTGAGAGGCTATACCACGTTCTGAGAGTGAATTTTTTAGAGTCTCTATTTCTTTGGCTCCATAATGGTTTGGCCAAAGCAATTCTCCTTCCTCTGTCCTTGGGTCGTTTAAACCAATAGAACTTGTATATCTTATGCCTTCATACTCAGCGGGAAGAACCAGATGCTCATATTTTTCCTTACCTTTGAGTAAATGCCCTGTTAAATCATCTGCGTGAAGGCGTTGCATTATTAGAATCTTTACCCCACTTTTGGGGTTATTTAGTCGGGTACTCATAGTATCATCCCACCAAAGATTTACAGTTTCCCTTATTTGGTCTGAATTAGCGTCCTTGGCTTTTATAGGGTCATCACAGATGATGAAATCTCCACCCTCGCCTGTAGCACCACCACCAACACCAATAGCCAATCTAAAACCAGTTTTCGTATTCTCGAATTTTGATTTTTGGTTCTGGGAAGGACTCAATTCAACATGGGGAAATCTTTCTTTATACCAAGCAGATTGAATAATTTTTCTACAACTTTGGGAATCTCGAATTGCTATATCTTCAGCATAAGAGGCAAACAAAAATTTTTTCTCAGGCGCGAAAGTCCATACCCAGGCAGGAAAGAAAACATCAACTAAAAGACTCTTCATATGTCTTGGTGGAATATTGATGATTAAGTTTCTCAATTCCCCCCTGACACACGCTTCTAAATACTTACAGATATATTCAATATGCCAGTTTCCAACGAATTTTGTTCCTGGCTCAACAATGAACCAGGAACGTTTTACAAATTCGTAGAAGGATTTTTTACATATCTCCGCTTCTATCTGAGGCAGGGGAGGAAGCCGCCTTGGTAACAAGTTTTTCAAGGTTTTCTAATTCCTCCTGTGATAATTTAGTTAAATCAATATCAGCATTAAACGAACTTTGAACAATAGTTTGAACATCACCATAACCACGAACTCTACCTATCGTCTTGAGGTAAAGGCTGATTGCCCATGGTTCCCCGCGTTCGATGGCTTCCAACATTTTATTTTCTGTAATATCCAAGACTTCATCCCGCGCACCATCAAAAGCTTCTTTTAGTTCTGGATATCTCTTGAGAGCCTTATAAAATGTGGCCTTACCAATTCCAAGATGTTCAATTGTTAGAGTTACATTCCCTCTAAATTTCTTAATGGTGTCCATCAACACCCATTTGGTGATTGCGTTACCACTTCCTTTAGGTCTAGGCATTTATTATTCCTCCTTTTCTACAAGCCAAATATTGTTTTGACAAGTTCATAAATTGTCAAATCAGCGGGAATCAGACTGTTTATAAAGACAATAAAACACAATGCCCAAAATGCTATATCTTTACTTAGCAACCCTTTTGGTAAGTGCTTTGAATTGTCTCTAATGTGTTCATCTATTTTGTCTCCAATAGCTTTTACGTCTGATTTAACATTGTCTGAATTTTTATCATTCTTATCCATATTGGACCTTACTATTTCCTGAATTTCTAGCATGTTTTCTTCAATGCGTGTAACTCGCTCCATGAGTCCAGGTTGACCATTCCCATAAAGTGATTTTTCAATTCGGCTCAAACTGTTTTGAATTCCTTCTAAAACCCCCGTCAATTTACCAATAATTACATCATCACCCATATGCCCCCCTCTAATTTTGTGTTTGTTGTTTTCATGGGAACTACCTAGATTTCATATTCAATTTGAATGGCAACACTATCACCATTACCAAAAGTAATTGGAGAAGTTCCTGTCAAGCTATTTAGATTTGTAGCACTATCCAATTGTTTGAAAGTTGTTATGTAAGTTGCGCTAGAGTCAAGAATACACATTCTGACATAGTTGTTTATACTTGCATCTCTTACATCAGCAATGCCTATAGCTCTAGGGGCGGCTAAAGAACTAACAGCAAGAGGAATTGAAAATCTCCAATCACCAGAACCGCTAGTAGTGCTAGTACCGTATATTAGATAAATCTGAACTAAACAGAAATTCCCTCTAACTTTAAATCTACCATTCAATGTTCCATTCACGATAGCAGGGTTAGTAACTGAGGCAGTCCAAGAAACAGCATAATTGAATGAGGCTGGAAACCCATAAGGATTTTCAACCTTGCTAAAATAATTCAAAGAGATTCCAGCATTAGCAAGTGTGTAATCAGAACCACCAGTAACAGTAACAATTGTGTTAGGAGCAGAATAAGTTACATCAGTAACATAAAAGTATTTCGTTCCTGATTGTCCAAGTTTTAGTTTGTCACCCTTTTGGTATTTATAGGTGACGTTGCCACTAATCGAAAAACTATTTGCACTAACATAAGTCCAAGTTTCATTAGCTGGAATCCAACCATCTGCATTTACATATTCATTTTTAAAAATATTTCTAAAAAATGTTGCCAAGTTCAATCCACTAATTTTCTTAGTCACTGGAACTGTAGAAACATCCGTGACAATTGGAATAACATCTGTGCTTGTCATTGTAGCAACAGGG